AGTTTAATTTCAATAAATTTGTATTGTACCTTATTCTTACATCTGTTCTTTTGGCGTCTATTAGCTTTTTTAAAATGTAGTAATGCTCTTCCATTATTAATGGTTCGCCACCTGCAAAATAACAATATTCAACTTCATTGATTTTGCTTTCAACCCAACTCTTTAAATCTACTGAACTTGTATCTTGTGAGTTGTTTACACGTTTAGTTGTACTAGGTTTTCCTCGTAATCCTTTTTCAGAAAGTTTTACTTCATCATCAAACCATTGACTGCTGAATGTGGTTCCGCACATTCTACATTTCATGTTACACAAGTTACTGAATCTAAAGTCCCAGTACTTAAATTTAAAATCCTTTACAAAGCCTGTATGGTCTGTGTTTTCCAATACATGTGGTATTTCTTTTGCCCACACTTCGTTATGGTGCTGACGCATACTTACTGCACCATGATTTTCTCTTTCAAAACATTGTAGACAGGATTTGGGTTTTTCGTTGTTTAGTAATTGTAACCTAAGTTTTTTATATCTATCACTGTTAATAAGTTCGTTTGGAGATCCTTGTTCAAGATGTCCCATTGGATAACTGTTACTACCTAAACAACAATGATGTACTTTGCCATCAGGCCAAAAATGAAGGTGAAGCCAAGGGAGAACACAAAATGTTTCACTAACTGCCATCGTGCTTCCGGTTCCAATGCTCTTGCTTTGCTTTGAGATAAAAACTTTCAAGTTCTGGAAACACATCTAAGAAATTTTCTTTTCTGTGTTTATCTAATAGATCTGTTACTTGATAGAACTTCGAAAGATTCCAACTTAGCTGTTCATCACTCATAGGACCTGCATCTCCACCGTCTACCTGTCTCATTGCATTTAGATAATCAACAATTGAATCATATTTGCCACGCAAGTTACTTCTTTGATCTTCAGGAACTGTATCAACGTGTTTGTGAAACTTTTCTATTATTTCTTGCTTGTCACTTTCTTGTAATATGTTAACATGATACCATGATGGATTTGTAAGTACATTATTAAGGTGTATTCTTTCCATGTTAAGTCCTTTACCCATAAGCCAATCTACAAACTCTGGTGTGGTTTTTACATTGAACAAATTAATTGTAGGACTAATACTAAACATAATATGTCTTGCATTAACAGCCTCCATAACTCTATCAACATTTTTTTCAATGGTTGACCACACTGTACCTTTGCGTACATACTCTCCTCTTGCATCCATACTGTCTAAACTAGCAAGAACATTAACATGTTCAAAGTGTTTCCATAGTTCTATGTTATCCCACTTTTTAAATTTTAATTTAAGTAAATTTGTATTGTATCTAATTCTTACATCAAATTTTTTCTTTTCAATAAGTTTTTCTAAAATATAATAGTGTTCGTCCATAATAAGTGGTTCACCACCTGCAAAATATATTTCTTCTACATGGTCCATGTGATACTCTAGTAATTCATACAAGTTATCTACGCTGAGGTCTTTGGTGTTTACAACACCACCTTTTGCACTTTCACTTGCTTCGCCGTAGATTGCTTTCTCATCTGCATTCCACAAACTACTCAGATGTCCACCACACATTCTACATTTCATATTGCATAGATTACTAAATCTAAAATCCCAATAGTGTAATTTTACATCATCTACATGCCCGTTATCATCTGTTTTTTTATCTATATTTGCAATGTGTTCATTGAATTGTCTATTTGCATTCTGTCTAAAACTAGTAATGCCCATGTGTTCTTGTTCGTAACATTTTGTACAACTTTTAGGAAATTCACCTTTGAGTAAATCTTTTCTTAGGTCACGCATGTATTCATTGTTAAAGACTTGTTCCAAACTTTCTTTTTTAAGATCACCTATAACATTTCGCCAATCTGTAATACAGCATTGGAACACACTACCGTTGGGCCATGTGTTTAAATGTATCCATGGAATGATACAAAAACTTTTGCTTGGATCTTTGTTAGAGCCGTTCTGCATTCATTTCCCCCCACCACTTTGTAAACCCATCATTGTCTATTGTTTCCACAATGTCAATATTTCTACGTTTGGTATAGTTACTAAAAAAGTTTACAAAGTCTGCTTGTTTATCTTCTGTTGTATCTGTATCTTCTAATGATTTCTCAATTTTTTGAATATAAGTTATTAATCTCTGTATGTGTGCTTTTTCACTATCAGTAAGAAAACTACCAAATGTATCTAGCCACATTGTTAAATGTTCTACACGTTCTTCTTTAATATAATCTGGTAACAGTGTTACACTTTGGAAACTAGGAAAACGCAATATGTTTAAGGTCATGTGAAACAATGCTTTGTTACTAAATTCTCTTTTGAGATCAATAATATCATCAAAGAAATCTGTAATACTAAACAGTGTAAGATTACTAATAGTCATCATTATACTCATGTGTCTATATTCACCTTCTTTAGCAAAACGTATAAGATTCTTTCTCCACATATCATATTTAAAGCCATGCCTTATAAGTTCTGCATGTTTTCCTGCTGTTTCACAACTGGTATACAAATCAAATGTCTCAAATTTTTTACTTGCATCAATTAACTTTTGCATCATATTGTCTGCAAGAATAAGATTACTGTTTATAGCAAAATTAAATTTTTCACCTTCACACTTATCTACCAGCTTCCAAAAATCAGGACTGCGAGTAGGTTCTCCTCCGGTGACTCTTAGTTCTTGTAGATCTTCTTTTAACCCATTGTCAAACCACTTAAAAAATGCTTTGGTAAACAAGTTACCATCGCCGCCTTTAAGTCCAAAGCTGTATGCGTGATCTCCATCATTCTGATATGCACCTCCGCCTGCTGTTTTCATATTTTCGTATATGCCATTTGTTTTGATATCATTGGCCCATGTTGTACTAAACTCAGGATTACAATAGCTACAACTTAGATTACATAAATTATCAAAACTTATTTCTAATGTTTTTGGATTTACATCTTCGTCCCAACCAATTTCTTTGATTGCTTCTATTTCTTCAGGTGTGTAGATGCTACTCTTAAAAACTCTATCACTCATAGCATCTGGTTCTGCATCTTCAACTACCCAACAATATGTGCATTCTTCTGGGCGTTTGCCTTCCAACATTTCTTTTCTACGTTGCTTTTTAAATTCTGTATTATGCAATGCTTTGTAATTTTTAAACACTTCTCTTGGCGGAATGTAGTGTGCTTCTGGATGATGACAACTGGCTGTTCTGCCATTGCTTAACCATATAGTACTGTTATACCATTTGGCGGCGCAAAATCCGCAACCTACTTTGTTTACTTGGTCTTTAACTTTTTGTAGTTCTTTATGTTTCATAATTATCCTGCATAGGTCGTTGTCTTACATATTTCATAATAGTTGTGTAGGTCAGGAAAGGTATCCCAAAAGCTAATTTTTTTACGCTTATCGTATTCATCAAAATATTTCCAAAAGTCGCTTCTATTCATGTCTAAGTTTCCGATACTATCATCTTCCATGAATGCTAATAATCTTTCCAACTGATTAATTTCTTCTAACCACAAAAATCCAGTATCCTTGGTAGTTCCAACTTGATATTTTTCAGCTACGTCTATAATTTTTCTTTCCACTTCAGCTTTAGTTTCGTCGTCTAAATTACAAATTGCAAGGAAATTAGGATAACGCAGAAAGTTTGTCATACAAGGCAACAGATTTCCATCATCTTTGTGTTTAATGTACTTAGCTCTTAATTTAAGCACATCTTTAATAAACAGATCATACGTTCCAACGCTGAGTATATTAACTGTTGTCATGAATGCAAACACCATTTTAAACTCGCCGTACAGTTCGCTGAGTATCCAATCACAGTTTGCATACCATCTATCATAATCTAAGCCATAACGAGCATATTCAGCCGCCGCGCCTGTACTTTCGCCACTGGTGAAAATTTGAAATTCTTTAATGTTTGGGCCTATCTCTTTAGCTAATTTGACAAATCTCTCTAGTAACTTTGGCTCAACATCTAAGTTAGTGTTTACAGCTAGAACTAAATCTTCCCTTGGGTTATCTCTGATAGCTTCTAGTACTTTCCAACAGTCTTTACTCATAAGCGGCTCACCACCTGTTAGCCTAAGTGTATGCAATCTTGGATATACAGAAGGCCACCATTTCCAAAAAGCATCTACATATGGATTTGGATCTTTTTTAGGTATGGGCATTCTTCCCATATCACGCTGTGCTTCTAAGTTATTGTGTTTGAAGTGTGTTGGATATTCGCCATGTTGGTTTATTTCTTCCATCCACTTACTGCTGAGATCAGGACTACAATATGCACATTTTAAGTTACATACGTTACTAAAACTAATCTCCAAGTAGCTTGGTTCTATATCTTCATCAGCACCTTTTTCCATTACATCATAAATGTAAGGCATAGCCCAACTGGTTTGACTTTTGTATGTTCTATCACTGAAATACTTGTCACCTCGATCTTCTACACGCCAACAGTAATCGCATTCTTTAGGACGCTCGCCATTTAGCATCTTTTGCATTTGTTGTTTTTTAAATTTTGTATTGTGTAGTGCTTTAGGATTAGCAATTACTTCTTCAACTGGTATTTTATGTGTAGGTGGATGATGGCAACTGTGATTCATACCATTTTGTAGGTATAATGTATGTTGCATCCATTTGGCTAAACAGAAGCTAGGACTTATGCTGTTAAGCAAGTCTCTTGTTTCATTTAGTTCATCTTCTAATTGTTTTCTAGCCACTTGTTTCCATCCATTGTTTTATTTCGTTATATATCTTGCCATTGTATTTAGAATCTAAATGATTAGGATATAAATGTTTTGGTCTTTGATATTTGCTATTCCTCTTACTATAGTTAAATATCCACTGATATAATTTATTTGGCATTTCACTTTTAGCTGACAATGTTTCAAGTTGTAAGTCTTCTCTGTATTGCATATTATGAAATTTGTGGTTAGTGCTCCAACCTTGCCAATGAGCTTCATAATTGCCAACCGGTATACAAATAAAATTTTTAAAAAAACCAGCATAGTGATCTAATGCACCTAAAAATAACTTTACTCGATTTTTGTATTCATCTGTTTCCATATGATCCATTAAAAAAGTCTCTGCAAATTTATTGTATTTTGAATAGGTATCGACTTTATCAGCAACGGCGTGAAACTGAGATAAATTTCCCATAATTTCATTGTATTCTTTTCTCGGATATGTGTTAAACAAAAAACTCCATTGTTGGTTATCCTTATAGCCTGTTAATGGTACTCTGTTTATTATATCTGCTAAAATAAAAACTACACTTACTTCTTGTAGTGGAGGATATCCTGATACCCTATCACCTGTGAATTTGTTTACCTCATCTACTTGCTGTGTTAGTCTTAAAAAACAAGTGTCACCACCTATTCCAGCTGTTGCAAAATTTTCTACATCATAATCATCTTCAAGAAAATAACTCCACCCTTCCCATGTTATTACTTCTGTATCAGTAAGATAATGCGGAGATCCTACATAAGTCGATGTGTAGTCTAACATATCTATATCAACAGGATCAGCACGGCCCAATTCTTTGAATTTACAATCTTCTATTACGTCTGTGGGTCTGTTTTTGACGTACTCACGGTAATTTGTTCTTCTATCTGCAAAGCTATCACCAAATATCCAAAGTTTCTGTTTCATATCAAGTTTCCATAAAATCTTTAATAATATCATATACTATTTTGTTATGCTTGTGGTCTAAATGATTTGGGTATAGCATTCTTGGATCATTGACATTTATATTACTGCCTCTGGCTCTTAGTAATTTAAACATTTCATCATTAGGCAACTCGCCTTGATCTGCTAGTTTATAAAGACTAATATCTTCTCTAATCGTCATGTTTTTGAAATGATTTGCTTTCTTGTTTTTAGTATTACCTGAAATATTATTAGCAGGTAATAACATAAATCTTTTAAAGTGATTGGCGTAACAATCTAAAGCACTTAACAGTGTATTGGTCTTATTTTGATATTCATCTGTTTCTATATAATCTGTTAAAAATACTTTTACAAACTCATGATACTTGTCATAATTACTATATCTCTCCGCTTGACCTTTATTTAAATTAGCATCCATAAGAATCTTACTATATTGTTCTCTGTCATATGCATGAAAAGGAAACGTCCAACTTTTATGCTTTTCATATCCTGTTAATTTTACTCTACTTAAGGCTTCTGGAAATACAAATACCACACTAATATTTTCAAGGTCGTGTGTTTCGTTGTCTACTTTATTAGTTAATTCTAAGAAACAAGTGTCTGCACCTATACCACTTTGTGCAAAATTTTCTACTTCATAATCATTTTCAAGCCAATAACTCCAGCCTTCAAAATATATAGGAGGCTTGCCACTAATAGGATTCAAGTGTAGGTGTGTTAATTTTCTATCAGCGAAGCTGTCGCCGAATATCCAAAGTTTCTGTTTCATAATTCAAGTATCTCACAAAGTTTAGGTAGATAATCTTGAATGTTAAGTTTTCTTATTGTACTTGTATATTCTAATTGTTTTAGGAAAAAGTCATAGTTTTGTTTGTTAAATTTACTATTAGAAAAATAATTTTGTATGCTTTTAGTATGCATGCCAAACTGTGTGCTGGATAAGATATCATTGTAATATTTTTCTTTAATATCTTCACTCATTACATTGTAATTGTACTGTGGAGGATATTCTGCATATGTGTATGACAGTTGCCAATCAGCAAAATCTTGTTTTTCTTTAAAATAGTTGTATAGATCAGTAATGTACATGATATTAAGAACACTCATAGTTGCATGATTTTGTATTTGCACATTGGGTTGACTTTTCCAATAGCTTATAGTTCTTTCAACTTCTTCCCATTGTCCTAATGTTCTTATGTATTCAAAAGGCTTGTACACTGCATCGATACTAAAACTTATAATTATTTTTTTGAACCTACTAAACATTTGTTCAATATCTGGACTAATAGTTTTAGTTCCATTAGTACTGTAAAACAAAGAAACATTTTTAGGATCTGCTTCTCTACAGATCCGTTCAATGAACTTTACATGTTCCAACTCATAAAATGGTTCACCGCCTAACACTTCTAAATACTGTAGTTTATCTAGTGGTACATCAATATCAGAAGCATCAAAAGGTTTTAAATTAATACCATCTTCAAATCCTGGTTGCTGTTTGTCAGAACTGTCTTGTATAACTTTGTGTTCTTTAAACCAACCTGTACTACTATGAGCTCCGCAAGTTCTACAAGCAAGATTACATTTGTTACCAACAAACAGAGTAAGGTAAACTAACTCTCCTATACTAGCATTAGCATGCCAATCAATGTAGTTATTTTCTTCTATACCTATTCTTTTACTTATTTTTCCTTGTGATTCATCGACCCAACATTTTTCACATGCAGGATGCTCTATTCCGTTTTCTAATGCTTGTCTAACTTGTTTTATAAATGATGAATGTAAGTATTTTTTTGCAGTAGTTGTTTTACTTTGCCTGGGCTTATTACCGTCAGCATCTTTAATCCAGCAACATGCACCATTGTGTCTTTGATCATATCCGTAACTTGCTAACTTGCATGTTTTATTCAATACTATCGTCAACTTGATCTTCTCTCACCATAGCACCAAGTCTGTGTGGATTCTTATATACTTTCTTAAAGAATCTACTGCCAGTCCAATCCAAGTCACTAATTTCCAAATCCAACTTGCCACGAAGATCTTCTCCTAATTCTACAGTTTTATTTTTGAGTTTGTCGTAATCCCAACTTACACCAGTATTTACGCACATTTGATCACCACCTTCAAATTCAGGAAACAATTCTGTTTTAAAGAAATTACTTAACCAATCAAAGTCTCTAACATTTCGCCAGTCCCAAGTACGCCTTTCGATATTGGTCATATGACAGCCTAATCTTGCACCATACATTGCCCACAGTCCATTTATAGTATCTTCACCTACTGTCATCCAAACTAAAAGTCTTTTATAGTTTTCCTGATGTATACGCTTTAAATTCTTAGGATCAACAACATCTCCGCCTTCCAATCCCATTTTGACCCCTTCACGGAAGCCTGCTCTCCATGCTTGTAATGGACTACCGTTATTCATAACATCACAATACACATTGTTCATTTGTATGTAACGAATATTCCAACAAAAGTCAACCTGACTCGCTTTATCACTTTCTGGAGCCGCTTCATGTGTACGCATTCTATTAACAACATCTACGGGCCAACACTTTATACCACCATTGCCGTATACTAAACCGTTAACTTCATTTTTACCTGCCCAACTTATCACATCAGTAGGTCTTATTCTACTTACATCAATTTGTGCATTGAAGAACTCTTCTCTTACGATATTATCTGCATCTACAGTAATAAACCTATCAGTTTCACTCAGGGCCGCCGCCGCTTTGTGTGCGGCATCGCTACCCCATACTCCGTGACTTCGTTTTGCCCAAGGACATTTATCTAGTAGGTCTGCATAATTCGATTCTGCATTAGGTTCGTCATAGCTTATGAATACTATGTCAAATTCAGTTAGCGGTTGTAAGTTGGCCATGTGTTGACTCCATGTTTTCTATAAAATCAAAAGTTAAATCATTGCTAGATTCTCTACATAAAAATCCGCATTGTAATAAGTCTATATCTGTATCAAGCTCAATTACACTTTCCCACCCTATGTCCTTCAAAGGAAGAGTTAGTGTACCAAGCAGATTATTAGGATTTTTAGGATCAGTCAAATAAATTCCTATGTCAGTATATATCTTTTGATCTTGTGGGTTTTTAAAATTGCTTTGCAAAAACTGTATTCCATTTCTCTGAAAGATTGTAAAATCACTGCTTATTTCTGTATTTAATGGAGTTGGTATTGCATAAGTTCTACGTTTTGTAAAACGTGTTCTATAATCTACACCAGTAAAGTTTGCACGTTTTTCGGTTCTATAGCTTTTAAAGATCTTTCTTGTCATTACTGTGACGTCAGTTAGATTACAAATTCGACGTAACGGTGTCATATCAAATAGAATATATCCTTCTTCAATTAGTTCTGCAGGATCTATCTCAATAGTCTTGACAAGATAATTGGGATCATTGTTTTTGATTAGATACAAATTAATTTTATCATATCCAGCATCACTTTCTGGATTTACACTGATGTTACGAAAAAATCTTTTTCCGGTCATTCTATAAAGAGTATCTTGATTAAAATTAACTTCCATTTTCCAGTTGTTAGCATAAAATATTATGTTTACATCTGCTTTTAATTTTGAGGTTGGGACAATACTAAGTTTATTTTCTGCTGATTTAATTCTTATAACCGCAGATTTTTCAACTAGTTTAAGTTCAGCATTGATGTCTACTACTGCAAATTTTTTTGGATCAAGATGCCCCATTAAAATTTTTCTCGCATTGTCATCATCACTAATAATAAAAGGATGTGAGATAAATTCTTTTTCTTTGTTTGTTACCGTGACAACATCTCCAGTATCTATTTCATAATAGACATGCCATCTTGCACTCTTTTGTTCTTTGCTATACTCTCTTAGTAGCTTTAGATTTGAAGACATCGATTATTTCATCTGTTAAAAAAGTTTCATCACTATAGTGAATAATTCCACCGTTGATTATACTGTTCTCTATTTGTATTTTTCCTTCGTCAGTAACCCAATAATTCATCATGTCCGTCCAATGTTCAGGAACTTGTTCACGACCAGGAAATGCGCCATGACTCAGAGCATGTAAATCAAAATGATTACTTAAACGTATACCTATATCTTTCTCTGCGTCTAAAAAATGTGTTACCATGTTAGACAAGATATTTTTGTCGAATACTTCTGGTTTTTTATCTGTAAAAATTTTGCTGTAAACTTGCCTCCAATTTTGAAAAACTGGGTCACACATTTTAAACCATTCTTCAGCAAGTGTACTGTTTTTGTTGAAATATATTATGTTACTAAATTGTTTTGGTAAATTATACTGCAACTCAAACTCAAAACGCCATCCTATCGGTACGTCCCAATGTCTATATGTAAAAGCATTATTAGGCATACTAATGTGATCATTTGCCATTATTTTCCAAAGGTTAAACATATCAACATTTAAAAATAGTGTATCATAATCAAGATAAATTGTTTCTTCATAAGGAGTACAATGATATATCTGCCAAAGATTCATGCCATGAAAGCCATCTTTGTGAGCACTATTACCATATGGCAATTCGATCATGTAATCAAATGCATGTTCATAAAAAGTCTGCACATTACCTAGTTGACCTTTGTCCACAACAAGAGTAACACTAGCACCTGGATCACATGCTTTAATACTAAGTGCTAGTGCATAGCAATATCTTATGTTATCTTCTTCTGTATTGATACCTAGTGTAATGTATCCTCTTTTTTCTGACTCAGACATGTTGTTCCAGTTTGCTTAAAAAATCATCATAGTGCCTATCCAAGGCACGTTTATTCATTACATGTAAATTTTGTTTTTGTTGTCTGACCAATATATTTTTCCATTGTTCTTTTCTATCATGTTTAATAAAAACAACATCAGCATAATCATTAACTTTTGCAATGTCATCTTTTTGATCCATATTAATTAAAGGCCAATTACAAAAGTCGTGTATAGTATCTCCATTATTCATGCCGTTCATCATATGTGAAGCAACACTTACACAAAAGTCTGTTCTAAATAACTGTTTTGGAAATTGATACAATAAACTGTAGTATTCCCAATTATCTTTAACATGACTCCATATGTCAAAAAACATTTTGCTTTCATCACTTTGATCAAAATATACAACTGTACTCCACCAATGATTTATACCCGCATCATTTAAACTTACTTCATTTCTATAAGGTGCATCACCTCCAAGATATACAGCGTATCTATGCATTCCAACATTTACATCACTGTCGAACAAATAAGCATAGTCGTTATTCATTAGTAGGTAATCGGTATCTATCAACAGTGTACGTTCATATGGTGTGAGTTTATGTACATCGTGTTTGTTACTGTTATGAAATTGTGCATTAAATTCAGTCCAAGGACTATCCATATGCTTACGCATATTTTGTTCATGTGTAACATTATCAATGACAATATTGTCAAAAGATTTATCTACCATAGCATCACCGTGTGCGTCTTGCATCCAGCCTAAAGTACCATCATCAGTGATAGCAGTAACACTTATGTTGTTCATTGATCTTTTAGCATACTGTGCGGCTAGAATTGCAAATCTTGTATAGTCTAATTGATCGTTATTATACACAAACATACAGATGCCATTTCCTTGTTTCTTAGACATCTATTACCAATCCATCAAACTTTTAATATTTCTAGCTTTTTTAATTTTATCTGATTGTACTTTGTATTCATTCATTGCCTCTGTATAAGCACTAAGCAATGTTTCTAAAAAGTCTTTTAAATTTTCGATTGAGATAGGATTTTCTTTAGTATCTACGATAATAGCAGAATCTTTGCCGTAATCTATTAATGTTTTAGCAAAGCTGATAGTATTTGCATCAGCAAAAAACACACCTTTTTGGTAATGTACAGTTTGTAATACTTGTGTACGCTGTTTCAGTGTACGTTTCTGATTACCTAGTGTAATTCTGTAATTCGCAAAGTCTAAAGCCTTCTCGAGTCTCTCGTCCATATTGAGTTTCTCCTAATATTATATACTACTATAACTTATTTATGTGAGGTTTGTCAACAGTTTTTAGCTATCATCTGTACTTGTGAAGTCGTTAACTATTACGAAAGTAGGGGCTGGTGTTACATCAAAGCTAGTTGTACCAATAGTTAATGTGTCAGGCATCAAGTAACTACAGGTTGGTGTAATACTTCCGTCTACTACGTTAGCATGTGTTGTATCGTCTAATCTAATTTTAAATTGTACTCCGGCGCCATTATCAATATATTTTCCGTATAATTTAAATTGTAGGCTTTGATATGTACTATAAGCACTGTAGGCACTTACATAGACACCACTATATCCGTAACCATAACCATATCCGCCTTGTGCTGGATCCGCCCATTCTGGATAATTTCCTTCTCCTTGGATATAACCATATCCATATCCATATGTGCTACCATATGTACCAACTTTTCTACCTATTGTAACACCACTTGATGTAAACAATAGTCCTTCGTCGGTGTTTGTATCTGTTCCATCACCGTAATTTTGAGTGAGATCATAAAAACCTTTACCTGCACTAGTGCCACCAGTAATAGCCGCACTTTGCGTTACAGTATCAAAATTAAAATTTAATACTCCCATTTCATTGATAACATCACTCCAGTTATAGTATCCTGCTGTACTACCGCCTGCCATATTTAAACTTACTCTAAGCTGTCCGCCACCGTTGAAAAAGTATCTTGCTTTGTTATAGCTTCCCCAACTGAATTTATGTTCGCCGTTTAGCTGATGATCCCATGTTGCTGTTCGACCATAACCTGTACTATTTACTGGTACTGCACTTGCGTTTAAAGCATCTATACTAGCATGTTTATTGTTAATTAAAATTGGACCGATTTTTGTACGAATAAGATTGAGATCTTCTGCTCTAATAGGCGTACCGGAAGCAATAGATGTTCTATTAGAAGGGACTGCGAAAACTAAAACACTATCTGTTATTTCTGTATGATCAATACTAATATTAGTTCTTGTTACAAGGTCTTGTAGTCTTACTGCCGTAATAAGCGTTCCGTCAACAAGTGCATCTGCAATATTTACTGCACCCCATCCAAACTTATGTGTATTGAATCTACTTGCATCGGTGACTGCGGCAGTAGGATATTTGTCGCCAAATATTTTATTAACATCTACAGCAACAAGGTTATAATCCTCATTAGTTGCTAAATCACCAATGGACTGTGCCATTTACTTCGCTCCCACAACTACTTCAATTGTTCCAGCTTCGTCTGTATTTTTTGATTCTAATGCTCTTCCGATCACTACAGTCCATCCCGGAACCTCTTTGTGTGCTACTGCATGTCCTGGGATTGCACTAGATATTAGTCTATCACCTTTAGCTACTCTTCCAATTACTTTACATGGAACTCTACCTGCTAGTGCTACAAAAGGATGTGTAGCATCTGTGCCTGCACTTGCGTTCATTTCAAAACCTGGATTAGTACTAATGATTCCAAATACATCATCATCTTCTACTTGCAGTGTTTGAGTAATTTCTTTGTCACCACCTAGCTTAACCACTGTACCTGCTTCATACTCTGCATCTGCTTCATATCTTTCAGCAAGGTCAGCATACTCTGCACTAGTAGCTAAACCTCTAAACTTATAGTTTGTAGTATTATTCATAGTAATACCAGCCGCTATACTCGGAAACTGTGTGCTTAATGCTGTTACACCATCCTCTAGTTTTTCATCTGCATGAGGTGTCCAAGCTGTAGTATCATCTGTAGTTATGTGGACAATATTTGCATCAACTATCATTTCTATTGTTTTATGATAATTACCGCCAGTATCTTTTCTATTTCTAAATTCTATCTTTGTTGTCCCAGCACCTGAAAGTATAGTTGACCACACACCATTATCGTATATTTTAAGTTGACTGTTAGCTGTATCATACCAAAGTTGTCCTTCAGTTGGATTTGTTGGAGCAGTTGTGTTAGAAAAATTTTCCAACAAGTGCAACATGTTTTCATTTAGTATTTCACCAAAACGAGTATAGTTTTTACCTATAAGTCCAATACTCGTACTAGTATCTATTGTACCGTCATTAACAACTATTGCTGTTTTACTACTTTGACTATAATCTATTGTATATGGCATTTCTTATTCCTTACAAGTCTGCAAAACTTGATCTAATTCTTAATGTATAAATTACCTGAATCTTTCTGTTTGCACTTTTCTGAACTGGGTGAAAGACTACATGTGTCAACAAATCGTTGTTGCCACTGTATATTGACAATTCATCAAATACATATGTTCCGTCCATGTTAGTAGCTGTGTCGGTAGCGTCTTGTCCTGTAACACTACCGTAATCTAACGTGCATGTTGTTATAACGTCTGTAAATGTATTTGGTGCTGTGTGACTAATTTCTGTACCGTTTAATGCACTACCACTAACGGCTTCGTCAACTGCTTGACTAAATGTTTGATTATATAATGCACCACTTGCACTATTTGTATTAGTTGCTTTGTATGTAACATTTCCTAGTCCGTCGATAGTTGTACCGCCGTTTCCAAATCTCATTGTAGCTATCTGATGTGAACCTGTGTTACCACTTTCATTTGCAAGTAAACTTGCAAGGGCAATACTCATGTTTTCATAATTAATAGCATTTCTTCTTTTCACTAGAATTTCGCCAGACTCTGGATCCCATATCTTAATATGTCCCTCAATTCCTATTAGTGATGTATCATTTATCTTGTCTAAACTCATAGCTCTTTCCATTTAATGTATTTATATCGATCCCGGGCCTGCATTTCTAATGAACGCATGTTCTGGTGAAGTTCCTGCTGAAGCAAGACTTGTACCATTGTCATTGTATGCTAAACGTAATCCGTCTCCATAATGTGAGAATTTTTCTAGCGTTGGAATACGTGTCGATGGTCCACTGTGTATTATAGTTGAGCCGCCGGTGTGTGCTTTTGCACTTGTTCCTAATGTACCTCTTGTGCAATATAGTAGATTATTATTGTCTATTGCATCATATTCAATTCTTTCGCCATTTATATATACAACCCCAGGCTCTGCGGTTGGATTATCAAAGAACGTTGGACTTGTCGCTGGTATTGTAGTGTCTGTTGCTGTTACGCTACTACTTAGTGTTGTTTTGTGAGCGTCATCAATAACATTACTAATCTGTATATCGTTAGGTTGATATATGCTCATTCTAAATGCTCTAGTATCTGCGTCATATGTACTACCACTTGTATTTGTTTGTACTGTTATTGCAATATTCTCTGTATAGTCTGTCGGTACAAGCTCTTCGCCCCAACCTTCTAGTGCAGTTTGCTGGAATACGTTTCCATTATACTCATCAGTAAAACTAGCTTGTGCAGTTGTGAATTGAGATTGATCTAAGTTTGTATTGTGAGGTACACCAAATTGACCTCCAAGTAATACAGTATCGCCTTCCCATTCTCTGACGCTGTGATCTTCATACTTCAAAGTAATAACACCAGTTCTAGGTTCTTCGTCTATTTCTATGTTAGTTGATTCACCAAAAGTATTGCTTTCCATACTGCTTAGAAGTTTTGTATGGAATGGTTTAATATCTTTAACAAAATCTTCAACAGTTTGTATATCGTATTCTTGATAATTTTGTTTTTCAGTAAGCAATGGTCTCTTTACTCCTAGGTGTGTATAAGTTGTTTTGAATGCAAAATCGCTAGCTGTGTTTTGTAATATTGCATTGTATAATAGTTTAAACCACATTTTATTGTACATAACATGATGTCTACCTATGAATATTTCTGTCCTAAGTAGATCCATAAGTTTACCAATAACGTTATCACTACAACTATCAAAAGGAGTTACATCAAAACCAATTGTATCAAATCCATGTCCAAACTTTGCTTGATTCCACATTTCTTCACTGATTTGTACTGTCGCTTTTTCTTTAAAAACTAGTTTATCTGTTCCTCCAGTAAAGTGGTACATTTCACTTCTATCAATATCTGTTCCAGGACTAGTTGATTTAATTAATACATAACTGCCATCTGACTCAGGCTCTCCTGCTTCTAAATAATCTTGGAATGTATCATAAACTAAATCAGCCACTGTATTTGGGTTAAATCTATATGTAATATTTCCGTTATCGTCTCTTTCAGTAAGATGCCAATCAATGAGATTAACATAGTCTTTTACTCGGTAAGTTACTTTGCCTTCAACAAAAGTTGTACTAAATGCATTTTCCCAATTATTAATTTCGTCAATAACATTTACTTCACTTAACAATGAGTTTACACTATGAACAAAGTTTTGTCTAGCATCTTTTAAATTTCTAAACAAACTTTGTCTTGGACGTACTTGATGTCCGTACCTATTGTACTTGTGTAGTTTTAAATCTGGTACAGGCTGACCTCTCCATATACTAATATCATCACTTTGTGTGTTTTCAACTAAGTTGAAATCATATATCCTACTCCAATGACTCATATCTAAATCTAAATTAGGTTGTTGATTAGCATTGTTCGAAACCAAACTAATATAATACTCGTTGTTCTCTATTACCACTGCATCTTGTGAATAAACTGTTGAGCTTGACCAAGCTGTAAATGGTTTATCAATACTAAACCTGTTAAAGCCTGCTAAACTGTCACGCATTTTAATATGCAAGTATTCTGGTACTGTGGCATTTGGGTCTCCTTCAGCTAACATTAACCACTCTTGCATCGGACTAGCATTACTTGTAACTTTTAAATTTACTTGTGCTACTGTACTGTTTGATACAAATGGTCTAATGTTTGATAGTAGTATAGTATCATTTCCTGTTTGCGCCGCCCATGCAAGGTTAAAATTAGCAGGATTGTTTATTATCTGAGCTACTTGAAGTATATTATAATTACTTTTTCTTATACTAGAAGTTTTATTTTTTACCCAGAAGTAATAAGTTGTTTCAGTTTGCTTTCGTTTATCATTGTAATAGTTTTCTTCAGTCCAGTTATATACAGTTTGTCCGTTTATTACATTACCATAAACTTCGCCGCTTGCTTCGTTGCCATCTACTTGAACTTTTGAAGAAACTAAGTCACTCCATTGTTCTGGAAGTACAGGACTTGCTGTCCACTCGTAAATGTCAACACTTGCACCATCAGCTAGTCTACCCCAATTATTTTGTTGATAATCTATTGAACCTTGTTCATAATCTAAGTAAACAGATGTGCTTGTGTTCCACCAGCGTCTTCCAATATATTTTCTTCCCCATGCTTCTACGTTAATGACTTCACCATCTATATTATTATAATTGTAGTTTGCAATGTCATTTGTAATTTTAAAATCTATTTCATTATCTAAAAATCCAAATAGTATTCCTTTTGCTGGATCAAATATTTCAAGGGTTGTTATAGTAGTTTGTGTGTCTGCATTATAAAGTTTAATATTTTCGATCAGATCATTTCTTGCTTGCCTAATACCAGTTCTAATTTTATTCCACGAACCAACATGACCATTATTTTCACTCCAAGTACCTAGCCAACTATAAACTGCACTAGCACCTGTACCATCATCATCTACAAAAGCATAAATTGGATTACTTGTATTGTTTTGCCTTACATCTGCAAAATTATATTTGAAAACTCCATTTACTTTGTCTTGTCTATTTGCTTCTAAATCTGCATAACTGCTAAATCTCATTTTTCTCAGAGGATAAATGTTACCCACATGCCCGTTTGTTTCAATAAACTCGTCTATGTAGAATATTGATGTATCAGTATCAGTTCTTGTTACCTTATGTATACCATCAATGTTAGGAACACTATCACTGCCTCTAATCAGTATGTAATCTCCAACTGATAAGTTATGTGCTTGTGTATCGCCTGATTGTCTTCTTACTTTTATCTGTGCTTCGTCAGCACTTACTACACCTGCACAAATATCATAAGTGTACATACCAAAGTCCATAGTTTGATAAACTTGATATCCTAAGTTGTAATTGCCAAACTCACTATCATCCGCTACCCATATATTAAAAATATTTGGATCATTGCTTTGTTCTTTGAATACTGGAACACCATTTGCATCAACTAAAGCGTTAAATATTGCACTAACTTGTGATTGTGTTGCACTGTAAGTTTGGGCTGTAAAACCTATTGTACTGTTAGCTGTTCCGGCGCCAATTACAAGTGTACTGTTAGTGCTTGTAATTTTAACTTTATTAGATTGATTGACTGCCGTCACTCCACTTATAGCCGCAATATTAATTCTTTCTACAATATCAGTAATATTCAATCCTATAGATGATGTTGCAGTTGTTACTGTAGCTGGTACAACCCCGGTAGGTAATCCAATTATAGTATTTGCTGTTCCGCTACCAACAAACAAGTTAGACAGTGTTGAATTAATTTGTAATAATGAATTGTTATTTGTGCCTAACTGAGCACTTACTCCACTGACCCCTGCTCCATTGATTTGATCTACAACTTGCTGTATTGTAAGATTTGGTGTAGATTGTGTGCTAGAACTTGTGCTATTAATTGTTTCTGTAGCACTGTTAAATCCAACTGTATTATTAAGAGTGCCTACACTAATACTTAATGAAAAAGATATTGTATTATCATTTGTAGTTTTAGTTATTTTTAGTCTACTACTTGAATCTGCACTTGCTGTTACATTACTAATACTTGCATCATTAATTTCTTGTACAATATCTGACAACTGATAAACTTTAAAATTGGTACTGCTTTGTGTTGTTACTATTGTATTACCAGTAAACGTAGTTGAAGCGTTTGATGCACTTTTTAGATAGTTAGCTATATTAGCAGTAAAGCTACCATTGTTCATTGCCGCTTGTGAATTTGTAATATCAGATGGTGTAACTACCTCTGAACCGTTTGCTACATTTGTTCCTACATAATTTGTTCCCATAATATTATTAATAATAATCAAGTCTTGATCCAGTAAAAGTTGTGCCGCTGTTGCTGTAGCGCCAGCTAATCCAATCTCAGTTAGTAGATGACTTATGTTAAGACCTGCATTGTTAGTATAGTATGTTTGCATCCAAGTTGTCCAAGCCGCCGCACTATTAGCCGCGACATAAGCCGCTCTTAGACCTTCAATTCTTGATATCCTTGTAGTAGCTGTTGATCCAATAGCGGACTGATTTGATATCCAACTAGCATTAAAGGCATTTTCGTAGGCTGTTTGTGCCGTAATATTTGAACTACTAGATACTGTATCAGAGAATGTAATAGTAGTTCCTTCAATAATAAGAGTCGACGAAGCACTACCTGTAAACGAAGGATTAATAGTTGAACCTACTTTTGATATGTCGTTAAAGGTTGTAGTTATAATACTATTACTAAAAGTAATTGTTGTGTTGTTTGTACTACTTTCACCTAGTATTACTGTAGAGCCATGTGTAACAACATTGCTATTAGATATATTGTTACTGCCTGTTACAGTAATTGTATTTCTAGTTTGACTTGTTGCTGTTTTTGATAGAGTAATAGTATTACCATCGATAATTAAAGTTTGCCCTGCACTAGGTATTACAGGAAGTTGATTAGATCCTAAAAGATCAATAGGATCGTTTGCTGTACTAAACCCACTGCTTCCATCTTCATCAAGCATTGCCCAACTTCTACCATTGTAAAGTACCTTCTCATTAAACTTATAACTTATAGTACTATCCCATTGTCCAATATTTTGCCAATTGCCGCTGTGGTCATATACAGATTTTACTTCAGTTGGGAACTGAGTAAAGTCTTCTTTGTTGATTACTCTGTAGTCACTTTCTGACAATAATGGTAATCCTGCTTTATTGAGATCACTATCAAACAATTCGTCACTAGTACTCTTATAAATGTTTATGGATCTTGTATTAAAAGTTGTTCCACTGTCGTAAACTTTTAATGGACTAATACTGTCTATATCAATTACTATATCACTTAGCACATCATGTTTCAGCCCATCTGTAAATCTAATAGGTTGAGGACTTGTTGTCAGTAAATCGGGTGTAATTTGAAATTCTAGTGTTTCTCTTTTTCTTGTATCACCAAAATCAGCAGTTCTTATTGCCCAGTTTTCTAATAATTCTGCTGTAGCATTTCCGTCAAACAGACCGTTGTTTCTCATAAATGCACTCAGAGTATGATTTGTTCCTCTATATTTGTAACTACCTTTTACAAATTCATAAACTGCATCATCATCTAAATCAAGTTTCTGACTCCATTCTGGTCTATTATATCCTGCATTGAATCTTGCTATATCACTTATCTGCTTGTTACCTAAGGTCTTTGTTCTACCATAATATTGATCTACTTCTCTAGCTGTAGTGTCGAAGTTTGGAAGTATTGTATTGTCATTTACAATATAGCCTGGCGAATATAACTTACCATTCCAATTTTTTGTTCTACTTCCTCTCCATATGATTCTTTTGTGTGCAAGAAAAATAGTTGGATCGTGGATAGCATCATCAAAATTTGTAACATTATCAAAAATGAATATATGTTCAAGCTGAACCTTATAAAGCCTTATACCATAAATTTGTGTATTTTCATCTTTCACTTGGAACACTGTCTCGCTATCCGGTTCCATACTTTTTCTATCGATTAAAACATCATATGCTCTAATCTGATTTCCATTAGCATCTATAATATTATAGACTCCGTCATATCTTTTGTCTATGTTATCAAAGTAACCATCTTGTCCATCATTAACTGTAACTCTAGACGAGTCTGGAATAAGCGATAATTCTGTAGTGCTTGAACCTACTGCCCAAGTTACAAAGTTGCTTGCAGAAGATCTCCATTGCTGACTAAATCCTAAGGTATTCAAGTAATGACCATATCCATTAACAAAGTTGTATACTTCTTGAATTGATTTAAGTTCAGTATTATAATCTAACTGTGATAAAATATCTTCATACTCGTTATATCTCAACACTTGTACAGTTGTGATTCCTTCAAAACTTACAGTAACACCAGGAGTAGATGTTTTTGGCTTATAATAGTTAAAGTATGCCAAGCTATTATCATAACCATTTATTGTATAACCGTTTGCAGTCTTGTTTACTTTAATGCCGCCAAAGAAATATTCTTGTGAAGGTTTATTTGTATATAAAAGTGTATCAACATTCTCTTCTGGTATAAACACTCTACCTTTATCTTGACTGCTTTCTAAAATAAACTGTTGATTTCTTTTAACAAAACCTCCTGCTTTAATTATAGGTCGGAATGAAATACTGTTAAATCTTTTTGCTAGTGCATTTGCATCTGTGCCGTATGTATTACCAAATTCAATAATTGCATTTGCTAGTCCATCAAAATATGTTTTAGTGTCGTCAGCTAGTATAGGATCTAATACTGCATTACCTGTACTTAAATCCAGCTGAGGTCTATTATAATATTGTACACCTTGGAAATTTACTTTGGCTCCAACAACAGATCCATTTTCTACTTTAACCACAACAGATCCGCCATTACCAAAGTTATCTGTAACAATTACGTCGGGTGAACTAGTATATCCACTTCCTGGATTTACAATGTTAACACTTTCAATAATTTTACCTATGTTACTTGATCCTGTTAATGCTGTACTACTCCAACTGTTTAACCCCTTGTAAGCAATATCCATAATGTAAGGTATATCATAGCCTGTTAGATTTTTAACTATTCTTCTTTGTGTCCTAAAATAATTGTTGAGTGCAATTAATGGTCTTGTTCTCATAAATGAAATTATGTTTGCAATCTTTCCTTGACTTGTTCTACGCCATTCAGCTTCTACAGGTCCCCAGTCTCCAAACACAAAATCTTTTTGTCTATCTTCTAATGTTGGTGTAGAACATACACCTGCTGTAATAGGATCATTTAATACTCCTAACAGTGTAACCAATGTGTTGTTTTGCCAATCATAATTTTTATAACTATAATCGACATCAAATGTTTCACTAACTCCTGGTTGACTTATTAGACCAAACTCAAGTGCATACAACAAAGCTGAACGTTTTGTAGCATCTGTCCAACTGTAGTTTGTGTCCCACCAAGTAGGTTTCTTATTGAATCCTAACATTTCCCAAGTATGGGTATGTGGTCTATCAGTTCTAAAGAAGTAATGGTATATACCTCTCCAGCCACCAATATTAGGTGATACACTGCTATAATTCCAAGTAAACTTATCGCTACCATCAAAGTATGTTGTACTATTGAGTGCCACAATGTTATTAGCAGATTTATATTTGTTAAATTCACTTCTAATTGTATTGTTTACTTCATCCCATGTATACACTGCTGGTCTGTGAGCATTAGGTGAATAAGTGCTTTGATTTACAACATTATCAAGATTACTATTGAGGTTATTGTATATTCTCAGTTCTAAATCCCACAACCCTGCATCTACAGGATCAAATCCTACTACTGTTCTAGCGTATAATTCTGTTCCGTTGCGTACATGTACATTACCATCGTGTCCAATAATTACATTGTCTGTTGCTGTGCCTGTACTATCTTTACTGTAATCACTTCTTAGTTCTGGTACAAAAGGTTTAATCATTCCTAGCTTTACTGCACTATAAGGCATAAAACTTACACTTCCTCTTTTGTACCATCTGATGTGTATATTGTTTTTACCAGAACCCGGAAAGGTTATGCCACTCATTGTAACTGTTACACTATAATCGTCCATTGTGTAATCTACATCTTTAACCAATCCTCTCCAAGTATGTTCACCATTTGCGTCTGGAATTTGTATCCATACTTGTACATGATTAAAAGTATCGTCATAAGTGTTTACTTCTTCAGGTAAATCAAATGTAGGTGTTTGATTCAGTACCCAGCTACCATTAAAACTTTTATAATCTCTATACATTGCCATTTGACTGTTTGCAAAAGAATTACTACTATTTTTTCCAATGTTTAATGCTTCAAGTGTTTTATCAACCAGTTGATATACTGGTACATCTATTTCTGTACTATTATGAAGCTGTGTAATTTTATTTTTAAATTTGTTTATAAACTCATTGTAATTTGCATTTGTAAATTGCAAAGCACTATATGGATTAGTATTGTTGTCTACCAATAATTGATTTGCTAATTCTGTACTAAATGGTTGTTGTTTTATCAGTCCACCTGTATCATGTGTTTGTACAATGTTTCTATAGTTGTTTGTGCCATGTAAACTTCCGCTAAACAACGGATTTGATTTCATCTGTGAAGTCAAATGTCTTACTAAATCTCCGTAGCTTACTTTCTCAAAATTTTGATTAAGTGGGTTACTAAGTTGTGTACTTGCAACTTCAAAATTTCCTTCACCTGTAGCACTATAATTTGCATCTGATTTGAATACAAATTCATAAATGTCATCTAATATTAGTCCAGTATTAATTGTTACAATGTCATTTGTATGTGTAAAGTTTGTAAATTCTTTGCCATTTTTTCTTACTTCTACATTTGTTTCATTTGCATTTGTTGTAAAAAATATTACTCCAAAATTAGCTGGATCCGACACCAATCTATACTTTATACTGTTAACAGTTGGTGTTGTAACTACTATGTTAAAAGAGTTGCCACTACCTGCTGTTCTCAAAATACCATTACCAATTGCAGAATCATCCATGTTTACAAACTCTATTTGTGCTTGAGGAAAGTGTGTAGAAACTGTATATGTATTGTCGTTAAAGAAAAACAATGTAGGCAACTTACCACCAACCCTCGTGACTCTACCATCAGAGACGTCTGCTGTTGGTTGTGTGCTTATTGCTAGTGCGCCGCTTTCTTGGAATATATTGTAGTATCTGTCAGAAACTGTTTTTGAATGTCCAACGTCTACTAGCAAAGGAACTGAAGGATCAGTAATTACTTTCCGAATACGTTTTTTAACAACTTGTCCGAATCTATCCGCTGTCCATCCATTGTAATATCTGCCACTAACAAAATCTTTATAATAGTATTGACCACCTATGTTTTTGATTTGATTTTTACTACCATCATTACTTTGTTGTACATAGGTAGATTTTTTACTTAATAGTGGGGCTTCAAAATTTAGACCTGGTGTATTTCCATAATCAACATACTCAGCGTTGAACCCTAGTGCAGTATCAAAACTACTTGTAGTACTGTGTACAAAATCAAAAATAGTAGAACCGTTAAAATCACTGTCTGGATATTGAGTTACATTGTCCAACTTGTTCAAGTCTACATCATATAGCTGTACTTTCATACCTTGACTTCTGTGTTCTTTTTGCTGACTATGTATCCATGTAGTGCCGTCGAAATGTATCTCACTACCACTTAGTGGAGCTTCTCTGTTTGATACATTCTCGCCAGCTAAAACTTTATCAGTAATATTATACCCATTGAGAATTAGTATTTTTTCGCCAGCGTTTAATTTTGTTGCACTATTGCTACCATCAAAGTTATATGTCTCTGTGAGTGTTATACTTGATCCTACTCCGTTAACTGTGAATATCTTGTTTGTATACGCACTGTTTGTGGTGTTAAAGAATATAATTAAATCTTTGTTTTCCAATTCTACAGGAGTAACTTGCTCCCAAAATTCTAAATTTTCGCCATGCGTTGGTTTACGTTCTTCGCCATGTGCTTTTACACATTCCCAATATGTAATTACAAGGTTAGGAGTCGAACCGCTTGTTACTTTAACTTTTTCTCCAAAGTCATATCCTTGTCCTGATGTCCATTCAGTAGTAAACCCAATTGGAAATACATTAAAATCTGTTTGACCTACTATGACAGTTGCTGGATCTATTGCACTTTCTAATGCATGATCTACATTTACTACATGCTTTTTGCCAAAGTTAAATTTCTCTAGTTTTGCTTTATATTCTATAATTGGTCTTACTGCTCTATAACGATCTAATGTGTAAACATCATCTGTTACTGCTTGGTATATTAAAACATTTTTAATTGTTTCTTCGTGTACCCAAAGATTACTTCTACTCCATGCACTTTGATCTGGTGATTGTCTTTGTTCTACAGTATAATCTCTAGTAGTCATTCTATGTTCTCTGAGATCAAATTTTCTAAAATCAAAACTATATTGGTCTTCATCAAACCCACTTGGCTCTTGAGCACTATAGGTTGTAATATTACACCATACTCTTTTGCCTTGTTTGCCTTCGTATTGTCCTGGACTAAATTGCGTTGTTAATACTATACCATTTGGATCTCCGACTCCGTCGACTACAAGAATTGCATCATTTTCATAAATTCCTGACGTGCTATAAGAATAGTATGTGTGTATCTCTATTTCTTCATTAACTGCTGGTGCAGTTGTAAAAGTAACAACACCTGTTGTTGCGTTGTATGTATAATCTGCTGTAATAGTTTGTTGTGCGTTGTTTTTATAAACTCGCAACGAATCTACAACTCCGTTCTGCACTGTTGCTGTGAAAGTAGTATTTGCACTATTGGTTTGTGTAAATCTATCCACAGTGTGTGGTGCAAGTTTTATTCTCATTCCGTTTTCTAGTGTAAGTGTTTTACCATTTTTCATTACAGGAGTTGTGTAAGATGTTTCACCATTAATTGTATCCATATCAAATACGCTTGTAAATTGTAATTCACAAGGTGGCATAACATCTAAGACCCAATAGTATCTATGATAGTTTATAAACATATCATAGTTAATAGGTAAATCTAATGTGTATCCTAATTCAGCTAAGAACTTATGATGATTGTTTGTATCAACTTCATTATAATGAAAACTTCTTAACAAGTCATCGTATGCTAGTGTATGGCTTATACTATTATCTTGATTCTTGCTAACCATTCCAGGTTGGAACTGATATGGATCATTGGATCTATTATCAAGCAAATAATTATCAGTTATAGCTGGAACCGCATCTCTAACATCATCGCCTGTAGTTTCACCAACAAAATGTTTAATAGATTCTAAACTACCACTAGCTAGTAACTGTTCAAATGTTGAATCAAAGAATTGTTTGTTTACAGTTGTTTTAAGAATATCAGGTAGCAGTTCAGTTACACGTTTGGTACCTGTTTTTTCTAAACTTTCACCTGGCCTCGATATATTAGGTGCTAAACTAGGATTTGGTTTACGTTCGCTCATTAGTAGCCTCCACCGCTAGAACTTGATCCACTGCTTGAATTTGTAGAAATATTACCAGTTGAATTTTCACCTATAGTTGTTAAATTAGCATTAGATGAACCTTGTACAGAAATATTATTTTGTTTTACCAACGGTAAAAATAATTCATCACTGTTACTTGAGATTTCAAATAAACTTGTACCATCTGATGGATTGCTTACACTTGAAATTGTTACTTGACTTATTTCGCCAATCATGTTATTATGTATGAAAGCCGCCATTTCAGTGAAGTAAAAGTCTTCTCCAAAATCCCAGTTATCAATATTAAAATATTGGTCGATAAGAGTAATTACTTTTTGTTTTATTTCTGTATCACTTATTGTGCTATTACTTGTTTTTGTAACATTAAATGTTGCCTGAAGTTCACCGCTGGCTAAATCTCCAAACAATAGTTTATATTTTACTGGTCTATAAATTACTTGATCACTTATAGATTTTTTTGTATTAAGACTTTGGAATGTATCTGTTAACTCACTAATAGTTGGAGGATTTGGTTGTGTCTCTGCTCTGCCATCATACAATGCCCAATTCCTATACTCACTATTGAAACTGTTCAAAAGAACATATGTATCAATAATATTAGTTGTACTAGGATCAATCAATGAATTCAAGTCAGCTATTCTGTTATACTGTGTATGTAAATTTCCAATTCCATTTACAACTGTTGTTCCGTTATCTGGGTCTATTGTTGTATAGTTAAATCCATCTACAGTTTTTGTTCCTAACTTTATAGTTGAACTACTTACAATATTGCTGAATGCTTCAGGATCATTTGGATAACCATCATTATCAGGATCAGCAAGTGTAACTCTAATATTATGTGGATCTGTATAGCCATCTGAATATATAAAGTATCCATATGCATTAAACTTGTAATCTTTTCCCAATGGGTTAGGGTCAGATTCACTTTTAGAATTAATTTTTAATATTTTAATATTATCTCTGAGAGGTTTGCTTGTTTCACTACTGAATGTATTATTGAAATTTAGATTAGTAAACTTTAATTTGTTTGAACTTCCTACAATATATTGCGTTCTTCTAGTCAGCATCTCCCATTCTGCTGTACCATGATTTAGTCTTATGATCCAACTGTTGTCAATGCCAGTACTGCTTCCATCACCTGCATGTTCTAAACTCCAATTAGCAACTGAATTAAGTGTTGTGCTATTAGCTGGAAGATTTGCACTATCAACAATAATCCATTTCTGTGAGCTTGCATTATATCGCAATCCGAAAGTATTTTTGTTGTTGATTTTAGATATTACATTTGTTCTAGTTGTATCATCTAAATCTGTGCTTAGTCTTGGAACTAATCGTCTTACTCTTGCTCCACTGCTAACAACTGCATTAAGCACTATTGAGCCTTTGCCAGTATTATCAATACCTGTTGGATTGCCTGCACTATTATCATCACCTAGTCCATTTTTGTAAAGTCTATCTACTTTTACCCATTGCGTTTTTGCGTCTATAATAGTACCTCTTACAAGAGCACCTGTGCCACCTCCACCTGAGATAGAGATATTTGTACTTTGATCATAGCCGCTACCACTGTTAGTAATCGCAACACTAGTAACTTGTCCATTAGCGATAGTACAGGTTGCTGAAGCACCACTGCCTTTTCCAGTAACTATTACTGTAGGTGTACTAGTGTATCCGCTACCTGCATTTACTATTGTAGCATCACTAATATATCCCATTTTGTAAGGAGCGTCAATAAATTCGATTAGCCCATTTATATCAGCTTTCTTTAAACTATTTGTTGCTGTGTCTCCAACTCGTTGGACAATACTATTATAACTAAAATATCCACTGCAACCATCACTGCCTTTTGTAATTTGATTCCATCTAAAAACATTTGTTTCGGTACCAGTAGTGTTAAAGAATGTAATTCCGTCTATAGTGTTGTTGAAATCATACTTTGCATCATGTGTTGTTGATGACCAGCCTTGTCTGCTGTAATAAAAATTAAATATCTCTGGATCTGCAAGCATAGGTTTAATATATTTGTCATATATTTGTGTACCAGTTAAACTGGATGGTAAACTGATTACACTTCTGTTTGTAATACCTTGTTCATAAAGATAAATGTCGTCACTATACTGTGTTGCATCACTGTAGGTTGCAGTTGGATCGTATATATCTCTGAATCTACTATGCCCACTGTGTACTCTGTTTATACTTTTAATTTTTCTAATATTCTCACTAGCAGTCAATGGTGTAATTGCATAATCTTCTGCTGTAATCATTCTATCCTGTGTGGCAAAGAACCTAGGAGCATTAGCTTTAATACTAGCTACTGTCTCTCTTTCACTTGCATTGCTTACTATACTTTTCAAACTTACTTTAAACTTAGCAGTGTGTAAGTTGCCTGAAGCACTAATATAATCAATACTGAATGAAGTTTGATTAAATGTATCAGGTACTAAACTATATGTTTGATTAAGTCCTGTTCTATACCAGACTCTGATTATTCCCCTTGGAATATTACCAAAATTACCATCACTGAATACAATACTTACTTGATCATTTTCTCTACTACTCACTGAATAAATGTCACGTATCTTATTTTGTCTTGCGTTAAACATTGCACTTGCACCAAACAATCTATCAACTCTTGTCCATGTTTTTTGTACTTGTCCAACCTCGTCAACATTCTGTACCCAAATCTGTCCATTTGCTACATTGTCTGCATTAATATCAACTGAAAGATTAGGCAGTCCATTGTTTATTTCAAAGTCTTTGAATGCTAAAGATCCTTGCTTAAATCCAATAAAGAATCCTGTGTTTGGTGAGCCAAACCCACTATTATCATTTCTATAAAGCAAGTCAACTGCACCATAAGGATTAGGAATTTTTTCTAATAGCGTGTTTGTTGCAGTATCAACTCCTGCACTGTACAAACTAAATGTAGCATTAGCACCGTTTATTTTATTTGTAAATTCTCTTGTAGATGTATTATTAGTACTATTTGTTCTATAGATTTCATTAGTAATATTTCCTGCTGTTGATGTAGCAAATGGAGATCCAAACTTACTACTACTTTGAAAAATAGCATTCATAATAGTTAAGAAGTTTTGGTAGCTTGTTGGATTTGTAGCATCTTCAAACTGAGTATTAACGTTTGCTAAACTATTTCCATTTGAATCAAAAACTTGTTCATTTGTTTCGACTGTATCTATTTTTAAGTAACCACTAGCAACAACATTCCTAGTAGGTGTATATCCTAAAAATTCAGCAATACGCAAGGCGCTTTCTCTGCGTTCTGCTGTGCTAAGATAGTTTTCTCTTTGACCAAGATCTGCTCTAAATGCTAGGTTATGCCCTAAGAATGCCATTAATTCGATAAGTGCTATAAATTCACTTGAATTAATGTAATCATTAAAATTTTCTGGATAATTTGTTTGTATATAGTTTACCATTGCAGTTCTGATTGTATCAAAATCATATGCTTGCAGATTTGCTTGAGCAAAACTTTCGTATGCTACTGTAAAGTCTTCTGCGGCAAATAAACTAGCTTGTCTTGCGCCTTGTGCCATTATTCTTCACCTATAAATCTCAGAAACAGTTCTTCTGCTGTTCCTGTGTCGTTGTATTGTAACCTAACTTTGATTTCTAATGTATGATCATCGGGTTTACTTAAAAGTGTTTCCAACACTTGCCAACGTGGGTCATTGTTAACAATTTTGTTTACATCATCTAATGCTTCTCTTTCTGTTGCACTATCCAATGGTTCAAAGACTAAATCGGGTAGTATACTTCCAAAAGAAGGAAATCCTACCCGTTCTCCACGTCTTGTGTAAAAGTGATTTAATAAATCACGTTTGGCAAGATTAACATCTGTTAATGTTTTGCTACCACTTATACTATCTATTGTGCTATATCCGATGTAGGTTACCATACTATTATTTATGGTAAAATTAAATACTCAGTTAAATCTTTATAACAGTTTTAATAATATCACCAGTATTCATTGATTTGGTTATTGTAAGTGTAAATCCATCCAAAGTAAAATCAAAGAAATGCTGTTGTATATCATCATTTATAGTGACTAAGAGTTTTTCTACTGGACTCATACTAGCATTAGCAAGCAAGTTAAAATTTGTTGCTCCGTCAAACGCAAAAATCTGTGTGACCAAAGTACTGTTATAATCTGTAACAATTTTTCTGCTTAATCCTTCTGGGGTGTTAGGTAAAAAATTTCCTGTCTCCGCAAAGTAAGCAAATCTTGCTCTTGATAGTTGATCGTTGTTTAATGTGCCTTTTTCATTGAAATCACGCATTTTAAATACGCCATTACTACGATACCATGTTCTCGTTTTAACTTTACCATAATCTGCAAGCCTTAGAATAGTTGCTATTCTAACGCACAAAGTTTTGTTAATTTGACTGTTTATAATCATATCAGCTAGAGTATCATACTTACCTTGTTTTAATACAGGCAATATTTCGTAAACTATCTTTCCGTGAAACACTTCAAACAATTTACCTGTTGCCCAATGATAAAGCACCATTGCATCATAAACTGATTGAGTAATTGTTCCGATTCCATTTGATATTAATTGTTTTTTAGCAAGTATTTCTTGTTTGTTATATGCATCTTTCCATAAATCAAATGCTTGTTGTTCAGTTAATCCTGTGATATAACTTCCTTCTCCGTATGCAGTTTGATCAAATCCACTGTAATTTGAGAAAAAACCTAATGCACAATCTATAGCTTTTTGACTAGATGTTACATTTGCTATATTGAGAATAGTGTGATATGCAGTATGATCTTTTACTGTAAAGTCACTCCAATTTCTTCTAAATCTTTCTTCTACTGTGTTTGTCATCTTGGTCCTCTTGGATTAGTAGCTTTTGCATTTGATTTTTGCTGTGTAGTCTGTTCAGGAGCAGGTTGCTGATTATTTAGAATACTAGCCATATCAATATCAGTTGCGGCAAAATTACTATCAGGACTAGCGGCTTGTGCAATGTTTTCTTGCTCTTCATCGTGTCCGCCCCAAGGCTCTGCTTCAGGTACTCTACCTACAATACTTTCTTTTACTGTTCTATTCACTGTAAGATTATTTGCAGTAGTTTTAGTAGCGGCGGTTGCGGCAGGACCATTCATGTCTATCATTGACGCAGTTTCTCTAATAAATCCACTACATTTTATGTGTCCATTTAGATCAGATGTTAATTTAATAT